TATAAGGAACTAAAATATCTGGACTAAAATATGTGTTAAGGGTAAAAACTTCATCTGCGCCAGAATTTGGATCACGTTGAGAAAAATAAAGCTGTCCAGTTCTTACGGATGAAGTTCTCACCCTTGGTCTTATGTATTTAGAACCACCTGCATACCACTGAAACGGCCTCACTTCCGCAGAATTATCAGTATCAGCATAAGTCATACGCCCATCCATAGCGATGGAGACTGACAGGGGGTTGATCTCGCGGACGCTGATGTTGCTAATTGTAGCTACTTCTCCTGCTCCCATTGAGTCTATTCGAAAAAGCTCGCTACCGTCTGACATAAAAATATTTGTAAATGTTTCAAAACCGCTGGTGGTTACGTTTATATTGTAATTCGGAGTCAGCGATGTAGCACGAAGCAACCCTATAGTGTCTCCGCCTGTGTCTAATGTTACAGAAAGCTCATAAAGTTTGCCGCTAACTAAATTTTGCGTTAAGCCGCCGTTTGCTGTGGTTAACAAAAAATCTGCGCCGCTTGATGAATCAACATAAGTAATAACCGTATTACCACTTACGTCTTGCGTAACCGTATTCAAACCACTTGCTGTCCAAGCGGACGGTGAAATGTCAGTCACCAACTCAGAGCCAATGTACTGCGGCGTAGGCCACGGTAGGTTAGCTGATGGGATAGTGAAGGTTTCTGCGGCGCGTGTGACAGACGAGCCAGACGTTGGAATGAATGATGACGGAGGCGATGAAGTGGCCTCAAGTTGCGCTCCCCAGAAGTACATTCCAGATGTGCCGTCGCCTGTATAGGTTTTACCACTACTCGCAGGAGGAGCGCCGTTAACAAGAACGTCGTGTAACTGAATAATATATGCAGACGTTCCCGTTGCAGTAAAGGTAACTGAACAGCGGAACCAACCATTGCCGACATCTTGGATATTGACGGTAGCGTTTCCTGTGCCGCCGTTGTAAGCAATGCCGTTATCTACATCAAACTCAGGAAGCTCATTAGAAGCGTACAAACCAGCCCCGCCGATAGAGAAGACAGTTCGTTCTTTCTTTTTGGCATAAACAGAAAATGTGTAAGTTGTACCTACAGTCGGAGTAGGGTTACCCATTGTTCTATGAGTACCTGTCCCTGAACTTTCTCTAAGAAAAATAGCGTCTTGTAAACCACTAGGAGAAACGGCTTGATCTTCTACAGTAGCCGACTGCGTGTTTGTCCATTGAGCGTCTGGTAATGCGCTGTATGTTTCTAGATTAACCCTAGACTCAGACTCCGCCAGAAGCCCCTCATTTGCCCATGCAGAGCCGTTGAAAACATGGTGGCCTATACGGGGTAGCTGTTTAGCAGATGACGTTGTAGGGACGTATGAGTCCCCACGCTCAGGGTTGTTTACCATGCCGCCTAAGTCAGAGCGGTAGAGGTGTGCGCCCCAGACGTAAGAAAAATCCCCAGAGCTAGAACTATAACCGCCATTCCCGACTGCCGCACGGATGATGTTTCCTGCCGTAAAGCTTGTTGTTATTTGGAACAACCACCAGCCGTCCGCTCCTTGTGTAGCAGTTGCGCCAGACGAGCCCGTTAGATATGTAATTGCTCCAGTGCTTAAATTTAATTTAGCGGCTACTAGATTGGTTCCTGTAGATTGATTTCTTATTAGCAGTGTTGTTTGTGCTGAAGCCGAAGACCCTTGCTTAAACCAACAGGCCAAAGTCATTGACCCTCCGGTTCCTGAAGAAACATCTCTTCTAAGCTCATTAGTTGTAGAGGTGCTTTCTATTTTGTCAGCGGTTAGTGTTCCGTCTGGAGCCGTTACTTGATTGGCCGTTACTGTTGTATTTGTTTTAGTCCAAGCCGCATTAGAGAAATCTTCAGAGTACCTCAACAGATTATGCGGCGCCCACTTCAAAACTGGCATCTCGCGTACTGATACGGAGTCTATGGTGCCAGCGAATGTCGATGAAGCCCAAAGCCTAACCTGCGTATTGCCAGTGTTAGCCTTAATGTAATCTCTTTTGTAACCAGACGTTGTGTGTTCCGTAGCAGACGTATTAGTGCCGCCAATAAACTGAGTGCGTACATTCCCTGAGTCTATTTGTAAGTAATAAGAAATCTCATAGACGACATCAGCCGTTGGCGCAATAGTCTGAGCCAGTCCGCTTGTGGCTCCTGCATTACTTCTGTGAGCACTGCCATCAGAGATACTCCAGCCAGTACCCTTAGTCCAATCCGAATCACTATCGAACGTTCCATTGGTAACAAGCTCAGGCCCATAGCCGTCCGTCATAGTGGCATTGCCAGCACGGGCGTGGTTTATGGCGCTGGCGAAGTTTGCTTTGCCCGGATACTTGTTCTTTATGAAGTCAGCAGTAAAGCCCGGCGTCTTACCAAGAACCGCGTACTCTGATATGGCCTTGCCGACAGCAGTCGCAAGCCTCGGTAATGAAACGCCAATAGCTGTACTCATAATGAACCTATACGATTAAAGCGTGGATTCCTGAAGCGGTTGTGCCTGTACTCTTAACTCGCTCAACAGAGCAAACCAGATAGAAAGTATCCGGCACAGTAACAGTACGTGCATCACCATCTTTAGTAATGAATGCAACATCTCCACCTGTCTCAATGTAAAGACCCACAGCTACGTTGTCAGTGCCAACATTGTCTGTGCTGTCGTTTGGTGTCACGGGGTATAGGTCATAGACCATGCCGTGTAAATGTGAGCCTACGCCCTTAAATGGATTACCCATTGTTCTCTCCTAATGTGTTGTTTGCTACTGTCACTTAAATGCCTCCGGCAAAGGCTCGCCGGGTTCCCACCAGTAGCCTTGGTCATAATCTCTCATTCGATTACGCATAATGCGATTATACTTTCTCTGAGCGTCTGGGTCAGCCATTAGCTCTAGTTGATCAAACATTGCATTTTTGGCTGTTTGAATCTGCCAAATATCGGGCGTGTATCGCTCCGCAAAGTCTATAGTCTCGCTGAAGATATGGGTTTCTTCTCCGCGTATAGCCTCTTGAATATTGCCGATGCTAAGTCGTGCCGCCCTATTTACAAGATCACCAGCTGGCCCAAGCAGTGTAGACGCTGGGCCTGATCCAAATCGGTTTTGATCTGAGAACAGGAAGTCTCCGAATATCCCAAGGCCGCCACCTTGTGCCATTGCCGCAATAACAAACTCAGATTTTAGTACTCCATCATTATCTAGCATTGGCCTTGGCTCTCGACCCGCCGCAAGGTCTTTAGCTTGCAAGGTGATTCCGCCAAGTATTGTGGTAATTGCCATAAGTGCGCCAAAATACTGCGCCTTCTTACCATTAGTATCTTGATAAAACCCTCTTACCCCATGCCCCATAAGGATCGTTATAGGGAATGACTTAAGTTGCATAACTGTGCGAATGCCCATGCCTGTTCCAGTGGCTCGTGACGTTCCCATAGTGGTTACGGCGCGAACCCTTGCGTCTGGCGTGGGTACGGCGAAATCGGTCTCAGATAAAACCATCTGGTGAAACTTAACGCCACCCTCTTGCGTCATATCGGCATAAGGCGCACCACGCAACATCAATGGCGATTGCTTTCTGAACCCGTCCCAGTCTTGCTCGGTGATCCCGTATCTACCGAATGCGTCTTGCAATCCAGTTTCTAAGTCAGCAAATGACTTTTGAAAGTTATCAGCAAGCAGGGCAGAGAACTCCATGCCAAATGCTTTGCGAGACGCATTGGTCCATGCCTCTAAGCCTGACGCCCGCATCACGCCCTCAGCCAACTTTGCGGCTTTGCCTGTGCCATACGTGTCAGCGTATCTATTAGCCGCTGTCTGCCTTGCGGCGTTCTCAGCAGTTAGACCAAGGCGAGTGCCGAATATGCGATCGGCCTCATTGTCTGGCCTCATAAGAGACAGTTGTTGGCGTATTACTTTCAATGGCGCAATACCATTCATCTTTGCAGTCATTGCCACAAAGCCCGCATCACTAAGCGCAGAAATAAATGCGCCGCCCAAAGTAACTGACGTTAAAATATTTCGTGTGGCCTCTAGGCCATCTGCTAATCCGGTTAGTTCCCCAGCGTTTATTTGTCCAGCCGCAACCTTAAACACGGCATTGTTAAACGCCTCTTCTGGCCCGCTAATGTCTTCCTCTAGCTTCGCTTTGTTTAGCAAGAAATCAAACGTGCTACGGGGTGACGGGCCAAGAGTTTCCATGACTGCAATGTCATTAGACATCATGTTGATATAGTCAGTTAGCGCATCAAAAACATTACCGCGACCAAATCTGTTCTGATACTTCATCCATGAGTTAGCATCTTTGAAATATAGGAATCGCTTTTCGCCGCCCTTACGTGATAGCTTTTTGCCTAGCCGTGGAACACTTAGCCCCTTGGCTTTGTTTAGACCGCCAGTGCTAATGGTTTCGTATACAGCATCAAGCGCGACCTCAAACTGCTCATCACTTAATGGACGACCGGCCTCATCAACCATGAACTCACGATCAAGCAAATCCCTAATCGTTTCCTTCCATGTCTCGACGCCAGCCTTTTTGATTGACGCTTGATCATGTCGCTGTGGCATCAACCACCGCTCATTCTTAGAGATAGATCCGCCACGCGCATTAAATAAAACGCGCATCTGCTCGGCAGTCTCATGCCATGCGTCAGCCATTGCTTTTATTTTTGGATCGTCTACCTCTTCTCGATAGATAGCCTTCAGAAACTTTGTTAGCTCTTCTTCATCCTGCTCAATGCCGAACATACGAGATCGGAACTTAGCCAAAGCCTCAGCATTCATGCCGTGGAACTTGCCTTCGTAATACTTCGCTAAAAATTCGACGTTCTTATATTTGGCATTTCCGCGAGGGTCTTTGGTCATCAGGGCTGTAATACCAGCAGACATTCCTTGCGGGTGCGATTTAACAGCGTCGTATGCCTGAGATATGCGTACTGCTTGTATAGCCGTCTCGCGCTTCTGGCGCGTTAGATTGCCAAGCACATCGTCAATAGCCTGATTGGGGTCATCAGAATCAAGGATTGCTTGCGCCACGTCCTTAGACAGACGATTCTGTGCAAGCGCCTCGTTGACACATCTTTCAAATCCGTTAGCCAAGAGCGCACCTCAATACGTCTTCAATGTTCTTAATCTCGTCGTCAAGCGGCTTCATCTCAGCCTCAGCAACTTCGAGTATCTCTTGCATGATAGGGTCATCAGTAATCCGCGCCCTTATAGGCGGTTGAGTAATAACACCTTCTGCCGATGTCCAATCAGGCATTAAGCCCATTTTTTGATCTGCGAATACAGTCTCTAAAACGCCAGCCGTTCTGTTGGTTTCTCCATACGGACCATAGTTCAGCCAACTGTTCTGACCTCTTGTTTCTGTGGTCAGTGCGCGTCTAGCTGGGCCAGTAAATAACTGCATATGCGCTTGGAATGCGTTTTCTTCGCCACGCGCCCTAAATCCAGCGCCTTCTAGCGAGTGACCAAAGGCATCATGCACAGCTCGGAATAGATCGTTATTAGTAACAACCTGCTCCTTACCGTTTTGATCTTTCCATCTCAGTCCGCTGTCTTGGAGTAAAATTCTGTTTGGATCGCCTAGACTTTCTTTAAATTCATCGAGCGTACCAAAGCCGTCATACGTGCCATAAACAGCCATGCGCTTATTCTTTCGCAGATCACGCAGAGCGTTATAGGGGTTGCCGTCATACGGATCGGTCTTTGAGTCAAAGAATGTAAACTCATAACCATCTTCAATAAGTGCGTCGTATTGAGCGCGTGTTTGATTGGCTAGGTCTCGATAGGCTTCTTGAACTGCGGGATCAGAAGGGTTGTCCTCCATATCCTCAAAGGCTTGCGCTATACGCCGCGCTCGGTCCTCATCAACCTCTACGTATTCTGCTTGTCGGGAGAAAGGGAGTCCATTGGCTCTTGCGTACTTCTCTGCGGCATCGGTGATTCTAAGGTCTGGGCCTGTTGCGTCTCTGACGCTGGGCGCACCTTCGAGCGGTTGCTCGCGTGGAATTTGATCCGCTGTCGGCGCAGTGACTCGCTCCTGATCGCGTCGTCTTCTGTCTCCGGGGCGTTCGGGTCGTACTTCATCGGCTGTCCTTAGATTGTTAAACGCCTCAATGTCAGCGTCGAAATCTTCTGCAATGCCATTCCTGACAAGTATATCACGCTGTCGCTCTGTAGTCGTTTGTGGTGCGGCCTTCTGCGGCTGTGGCTCTTCATACTTAGCCGGGATCTTTGAAGGCTGGTCATACATCTCGCTTCGGGTTTCTCTCTCCGAAAGGAACTGTATGTCTTGGTTGATTTCTTGCTCGATCAAAATTTCATTGAGACGGCGTTCATACAGGGGCGGGATGACTCCCTGCTTGATTCGGTCTAAGTCGCCAAATGCCTCTCTCGCCACATCATCTTGGCGCAACATCTCTTGAATACGGGTAACACGGTCTGATAGTCCCGCTCTTTGCTCTAGCGCAAGCTCTTCACCGCGTTCGATTGCCCGTTTCTTTGCTACTCGGGCCGGTACTCCGCGCTCCTTGATAACCTCTTCTGGAACGTCTGAGATCCTTTCTAGCCTAAACTCAAGGTCTTTTAACTCAGATTTAAGCGCTTTACGCTCGCCAGCCTCCAATCGGTTGCCAGCAGTAGCAGTTAGTTCCTCGGTAACTTCCCGTAAAAACTCAGCCTGAATAACATCTCTGTCGATAGGCGGAATGTCGCCACGCGATCTAGCGATCTCTAAGTCTTCAATGAGTCGTTCATTGGCCTCTCGAACCATTGCCTCGGGTGTATCAGGCTGTACAGCGCCAAGCTCATCGGCCTTGCTGTTGACCGCTCGGAGGTATCCAGCCAAGCCACCCGCTATACCCCCTAGCACAGCGCCTCCTACTGCCGCTGTAGCGATGTTCGCAAGCGCCTCTTGTGCTGAGTAGGGTGATTCAATATCGAGCTTGTGAGTGTATACAAGCGGCTGTATGGCTAGCTCTGTAGCCGCCGCGATACCAGCTTCAGCCTTAGCAACGCGCATTGCATTGGCGGTAATGCCCAAACCTCGGGCGGTGGTTAAGGATGCGCCAAGGCCCATTGTTGCAATGCTAATCGGATCGAGCATAAACGCAGTCATAGAGCCTGTGAACTGAGCCATGCCGCTACCACGAGCGATAACGTCTTCTGCGTACTCTCTGCGCTTTCTTAGCTTCTCGTTACGTCGGGTGCGCAACTCTTCATCGGTTGCAAGCAAGCCAGTGTCTTTTGCTATACGGTCGTAATCTATCCGGCCTCGACGGTCGGTATATGGGTCTCTGTCAAAGCCGTCATCGACCATGCCGCGTAATGCGGCTTGACGCTCCCGGTACATCTCGTTATTTAAGGCACTAGAGATTGACAATTCTTCATCAATCACAAGGCCAAGAGACGCACCAAAGACCTCGCCAAATGATGATTCAATAACTAAGTCGTCTGGAGTAAACAGTCTGTATGACTGATCAAATGTCCGCTTATCTCTGTCAGAAACAAAAGGCATTGTTATCGACCAGTGTTACGCCGCGACCTTCGCGGTATCATTTCGGTTACAACGGACTCATCGTACTTGAAGGTAAACGCATTCCCGTTTTTGTTGACCATTAAAACACCATCGCCAGTAACCAAGTTATATTCGCTCTTGTTGTTTGGAACGCTAACAACGCGGGCATTTTTAACCTGCTTGATTGCTTGATTAACCGTCATCATTCCGATGCCGCCATACGCCTCAAGCCAATCCTCGTTGACTCTATCAAGCATTTTCTCGAACTGACTCTCTGTTACGTCTCTTGGTAGCTGGTACTTGCCTTTGTTGAACGTACCAATACCGCCAGTGATAGAAGCCAAAGAGTCTTCAAATGCACCTTTATCAAATACGCTTGGATCTGGGTTGCTTTTGGCATAGTGATTAAGAGCGGCTTGAATTACTAAACCGCGATTCTCTGATTGATAAACTTCACCGGCTGGCCCTAAATAATCGTCCGCTACGCCTATGTAGTTCTGAAATGAAGGCAACTTGGCTTGGCCTTGCGCCACCATCTCTTGACCTTTGAGTGCAGTCTTTTGCACTGTCATGTCATTGGTTGCGCCAATCATTGCAAACAGTGGATCGCCAACCTTGCTGATCGTATTCCATACCGCTGGATCTTCATTAAGGCTTTGAGCCATGCTTATTTTTTCAGCGACTGTCATCTCTTCAAGACTATCGCTAAACGCATCAGCTTCCGCGTCAGTCATTGCCGGTATATCGCGACCGTAGTGGATGGATGCTTTCTTGGCCTCAGCCACTCTGTCAATCCATGACTGAGGGTTGCTCATATCAAGCGCCGCGTCAGATACGATGCCTTGTTTAATAGCAAATCCCATTGGATCTTTATTAAGCTGAGTGTTAATCCCGCTCTGTGTCTTAATCAGGATTTCCGCTCTTTCAACTTCATCAAGACCAACAGCCTCAACCTGAGTTAGTACGGCAGATCGCTGTGAGGCAGACATCAAGGCGAAGGTTCCGGCTTCTTCTACTAACTGAAACTCATCTTCGTATTCAGTGCCAGCAACAGCAGTGGCAAGCTCTTTCATCTCGCCGGGGTCTACTTGTATACCAAGTGAAACTGCGGTTGCCGCTTGGCCTACCTGCTCTTTGAGCGCGTCATCTGCGGCCTTAGTCGATGCTTCAAAAACAGATTTTTGACGAGAAACAGTTTGCGCTGTAGCGGCCTTCCAAGCGTCCCATTCGGACGGCTCAAATTGATCTGGCCTTGGAGCATTAGCAATCAAGCCATAGGCGGTGGCAAAGTCATTATCAGACATAGCGAGCCGAACTTCTCGCATGATTCCGCCACTAGCAAGTGCCTTGTCTGCGCTTTTAGTTACGCCATCGGTATATCCCGGCTTTACATCTCCAGCATCTTCAAGCGCCCTAGCCGATGCCACGACTTCATTTCTTAACTGTAGTGCAAACCCAACATCTTCTTCTTCAGATTGCGTCGCTATTTCGGATAGCTTGTTGTCGATGTTGTTGGTGGTGGTATCAACAGCAACAGCCCTTGCTCGCTTGCGGCCTAGCTCTGCAACTCTTACGCCATTACGCTCAAACGCCTCATCGTAGACAGAGCGGAGCATTGGCTGGAATCGCTCATCGACGTTTTGCGATAAGCCTTGAAAGTATTTGTTGGCATTCTCAGAAAACTGATTAAAGTCACCATCTGACTCTACATTCATGCGATCAACAGCCGATCGTATGTCGGAGGTAACTTCGTTGATATATGCGTTTTCTACGGTCTGGTTGAATGACTGATCATATATGCTGATAGCACTCAACAAGCCTTCTTTGATCTCAGGTGATCGGCCTTCTTCTGCCGCCGCCAGTGCTTCCGCCGATGCGTCTTCAATGGCTTTTCTTTTCTGTATGCGACCGCCAACCTCAAACGCAATGTCACCGACCTGTTCAGCCAAGCCAGAGAGAGCCTGCAAGCGTTTAGCCTGAGACGTATCTACACCTGTTGGTGTAAACCTGCCGTAGTAATCAATGCGCTTCTGAGCCATGCCTTTACTCCGTAGGCGTCTGTGAAAGCTGTCCTGCTCTCACTCCAGATTGCAACAAAGTGCTTGCCGCCGCTAATCCTGCTGTTTGTGTTGCTTGTTTTGCCTGACGCTCTAATGATGATCTTCTTAGGCGTTCTGATAGGTCAATAGTCATCTCGCTAAGACCTGCCTGCTTCGCGCTTTCCAAGGCCAGACTTGCTGGCGTACCTTCCCCACTAATTCCTGCCGTCGAGAGTGACGCGACATTAGCCGCTAACGCTCGGTTAAGTTCTTGGCGTCGTGCTAGTTCTTGGCTTTCTGCCGCAAGTTCTTCCTGCTTGGCTTGCTCTTTGAGTGCTACCTTCTGAGCCTTGCCAGCCTGCACCTGCCCGTAAGCGCTAACGCCACCAGCCACTAATGCTAATATTTGAAAGATCATTAGCTACCTTCGACCTCGTATTCAATCATCTGTATGTGCATGGGTAGAGGATCAGGAGCCGTAATCGTCGGCATGACCTCTCTATTCCACCCGCTAATATCGTAAACGTCCTCTATTATGCCACTGACAGGGACAACAGAGTTGAAACCGCCCGTAACAAATGGGCCAAACTCGTTAATAGTAGTAGGCAAGTCATCAACCTTAATACCATACGACTCATTCACCCGGATATTCATGCGGAGAATCTTCTTGAGGCGCATCTGATTCTGGCCCGATCCAATGTCTGTACTCAACGGCATGGGCTTAATCGTGCAAGTGAATGGCAGTCCCACTTCGTATGTCACAAGCGAATAACGCTCATCCTGATTTAATGTGATAGCTCCGCCCGACACCGTGTAAGACGACAGCACAAGGTTCTCGTATGCATCTTGGAAGCCCTGCCTTGTCACGACCTTGACCGTTTCATCCTCCAAATGGTCCAGTTCGTCGATGACGCCTGAGATATGAGAGCCTTTAATCGCGCAATCCATGCGGTAATCGAAATCCCAGCGCTCTATGTATATCTTGTCAGAGCCATTTATGTTGCGCTCAACAGTCATATACAACTGATCATCTACTACGCAGACGCTTTTGATTTCTCCGTCTGTATTCCAGCTAGTGAAGCCGTTGATGTCCTGACTTCTCAGCGTATTCAAGATTGTTGCGGAGCCGTCACTGTTAACAATGAACAGCCAGTTAGCGTCATCACTCGCAGTACCCGCCAGAAGCGCCATATCGACCGGCTGATTGATTAAATGCGAGGCTAGTACCGATCTATCATCTGTGGTGTAAGCGTCCTCGTTGAACGAATACAGGAAGCCTAAGAGGGACTTGCCGTGCCGGTCCACAAACAGGGTCGAGCCATCAACATCCTGCACCTCAATGTTGCTTGAGCCGTGCGATGTCTGTGGCTGAATACTGATATTCGATGGGGTGACGGGTCTGCTAGTAATTGAAAACTCCGCACCCGACGTAAAAATCTGCAAATTACGACCGGGGTACACATCAACAATGTCATTCAGCTTGCGCGAAGAAATAGTCGCAAATATTGCCTCGTCGTCATCGCCGTCATCAATGTCGAAGTCAAAGAATGATCCAGTCTTGGACATAAAGATTGACTGAGGCTTTGACTCAGTGCCACCAAGCACCAATCGACCTTCGTAGAAACACGCGCTCTTTGGGTAGCCACGAGTAGCAGACCAGACATCCTCTTTGCGCGGCGAGCCAGACGCTGACTTTGTAAACTCAATCTCGTGATTTGTAGAGCCTTCGGTCACATACGCAGAAAACAGCTCGAAGTCTTTTGTAGACTCACCCGATATCGTGATCCTGTACGTGAGTGACGCTGTTCTCTCTACCAATACACCCGTCTCACCAAAGACCGGCATCTCTTGCAGATTCTTTTGGATATTGAAGACCGTCGCGGATTGCTCGTCTGCGCCAACATCGCCCGCAAACGTAATCGACTTAGACGTTACACCCTCGATATCAAACTCAAAACGCTCGCCTTTCTTCCACGAACCGCTTCCTTGCCCGATGTCCATTATCTGAACTTCGTTAACAGGTGTCGGGCTTAACTCATCGTCAAAGTCGTACTGCGGAATGTTAGTAAACGGAATGTTGTCTGAGAACCAATCGGCATCTGCACCCAGATTGACTAAACGAATCGGATTAAAGTTACCGAATACCAGCATGACGTTTTCGATCTGCGCCACGCGTATCGTTGACACATCGACAGTTGAGTCATAGTTAGGCTTTATATCAGCAACCCGCGTTGTTTGATAATTAAGCCCAATAAGGCGCGTTCTAAATATTGCGATATTGTCTCGCGTAAACTCAAAGAGGTAATGACGGTCATCCTCAACGCTAAAATCTTCCAGCTTACAAGCACTATCAGAACCCGTTTCTTTTGGTAACAAGAATCCTGCCAGCGTTACCGTTGCAGATCCCAAGTCGGTAGTGCCAACACGGACTAGACGCCAATATCGGGCATAAAAGCCAACTCTGATACGGAAATCTTGAGGGTTTGTGCCAATCAGGTTGAGACTGCCAGCATTGGTCCAAGTGGTGTTATTCGCTGAATACTGCACTTTGAATTCATCAGACGTACCAGATGACAAACTGATCTGCCTAACGTCAACAAACTCTGTGTCTGCTGATTCGGTTGTGCCTCGGTCAGCGTGAATCACGACGTAATTATCTGTCGTTCCTATTGCCGCCGTTGTTGATGTAGTGGTTGCGTCGTTGTCGTAGACAGTCGAAGCCGCTCCACCGTTAGGCATGGTGCCTAAGTATGAATGATCTACCAAAGCGCGAATAGTGGACGCCACAAACTCAGTACCGGGACGACGCTTCATGCCACCTTGAGGCACGATCACAACATTATCGGCAGTTTCCGCCGCCTGATAATACTGATTGATGTCAGTACGACCCTTCAACAGCGGAGACAGCTCCCCACTGACAAAGCTAGACTGGATGAATCGAGTCTTAGCCATTAGTACCTCACACTAGCGAATGGGTTGCTCCGTATCCGCTCAACTGGGGCTTGCTGAGAGTCTGTAAATCTAGCCATACGAGACGCATTTACGTACGCCGCCGCCATCTCACCACGCGCCGCAGAGCTATCTCTAATGCTTGCCGCGAAGTCCATAGCTAATGCGTACTCAACAACCTTTGCAAAGTACACAGGCCAGTCGGCTTCTGCCACGTTGTAAATGTAATCAGCGTACAGCTCGTTAGATGAGTTGCTGTATAGCTTGTCACCATACACCTGATAGTTAGAGTCAGGCGAAACAGTAATCAGGAACAGCAAGTCAGTGGGTAGCTGGTAGATAGATGACCAGCCATTAGGATCTGGCGGAGTGCTTACCTGCTTAGTTATCTCAACTTGCTTACGAGCAAACGTCCAACGATGCTTTGTCAGCTCGTTTTGAACGATGTTGTCATATAGCTTGTCCGCAACAACTTCACGGCGCGTACCGCCATCCAGTGAGCTAATCGGAGTGTCCCCGATCAGAATGAGAGCATTGCTAATGAGGTCAATCTTGGTCGCCATAACTCACCTAGAAATAGAATGGCCCCCGAAGGGGCCGGGTAAGACTTATGCAGTCTTGTTGTACTCGACCTTAACCAAACCACCTGTGTCACGAACACAAGCACCGGCCTTCAACATACCGTTGGTGAGCCATGCTGTCTTCTGAGGCACGTAGTTGATTTCAGTCTTCATGTCGATACCGACAGCAAGACCAATCGCTGGACGCTGGAAGAACCAAGAGTCAACGACGTTGCTTGCTTCAGTCAGACCACCCTCAGAGCGAGTCTCAATAACGATGAACTGGAAACCACACAGAGAGTTGATCTCACCAGATACAAGCGCCTTGATAGCCTGATAGTCGCCAGAAGTAGCCTTCTCATCGCTAAGAAGTCCACCAAGACCGCCAGCTTCGATGACTGCGAACAGCTCAGAGTTAGGTACACCCTGATCACGCAATTCAACCTGCGCGTCAATGACCTTAGCCATTGTCAGGTTTGCACTGCCGTGAGCAATCGTAGTTGTGTCAGGAGTTGAAGCGTCCATTGCGTCGATAACAAGCTGGTCGCAACGACGACCGAGAGCGCCAGCGATAGTGTTCGCAAGCTCTTGCTTCTCGTCAAAGTTAACTTCAGCGGCATCAAAGATGTCTGTGTACTCTGGCGCGTTCCAGTTTGCCAAAGTAGCAGTGATCATTGAATGGCCTACGTCCATTGGATCAACATCAGCGGCAGTAGTCTTCTGGTTCGCTGTGCCTTTGCCCATCTTACGGAATTTGTAGGTATCACCTACGACGTTGTTTCGTACAGTGACAGCGTTCTTGAGCAAGCCCATACCTTGATAGGCGTGCTTCACCATGCTGTCAAATTCAGTTACCGCTACTGCGGAGAGATTAATTGACATGATTCAGTCTCCTCTATGTCAAATGTATAAAAATGATTAAGAGGTTTTAGACTGAGTACCCGGCAGTCGGTCAGTCGTTCAACCTAAAACTACCGGGCCTTAAGAAAGGGGTATCCGATGCGCCGATGATACCACAAACAATAAGTGGTTAGCCAACCGTCCTATTGTACGGACGATCACCACCAAACTCTTGCATCATGCGCTGAATCTTACGCTCATGGTTCTGGTCAACAGAGCGAAGTAGCTGTCCATTCTCGTGCTTCTTGAACATCTCAGCTTCGATGTCATCCCACGTAATACCGCCCGGCTCAATGTGTCCGTCAATCGGTAGTTTAGCGGGGGCTGTTGCCTTGATAAGCGCCTCAACCAGCTCAACAGCTTCAGCACTGTTCACGCCATAGCGAACACGCTCGTATGTGTCTGAATCGAGATTGTTCTTCATGTACTGCTCGACAACCTTAACGCGTTCCACGCCATTATCGCCTAGCTTCTGAAGCTCCACCTCCATCGAGACTTCTTCGACTGCCTGTTCTTGTGCAGTCAAAATATCCCATGCGTCATTCAACGCCGATTGCGACATATTGGTGCGCTCACCGAACGAAACAAGCTCTTGCCAAAGTGAATCGTCCTGCTCAACGCCCTCAATTGTTGCGTATCCCTCTTTTGGTGCGCCAGTAAACCCGCCGAACTTCTTCTCTAGCTCGGTGTATGCCTTGGCTTGCTCTGCAACTGATTTGTATTTGTCGGCTTTGTACCACTCAGGTTGATCGCCAACGCCTTTGATGCCATCGCTCAAAAAGAATTCGCCTTCACCTAACGTAGGTTCTGCGGCGTCTACTAGTGAGGTCAGGGTATCGTTACTCTCTACGGCCTGTTCGTCCATGGTTTATCTCCAGTGATGTTGAAATGAAATCGTTACTCTCGTTCGGCTTGCTGTATGTAATGAATAATCAGCCTGATCACCCCTGCCTCGCCATTGTGATACGCCGATTCATACGCGACGTTCTGGCTAGACAAAGATGTAGAGTTGTCGAATAGAAAGCGCCGAGTCAGATCTTCTAAAACCTTCTGCCCGTCCTCAGTGGCGAAGCACCGATGGTAGGCTCTGATGATTTCTGTGATCTGTTCTTGTGCTTTGGCGCGTTGCTTTTTAGCTTCCGGGCTTGCGCCCTCAATAGTTTCCCATGTCATAGAATAATTTTGTTCTTCTCATACCATTTAAGTTCGTTTGGATTTAGCGCATCGACCTGATTAGCTCGCGCCTCAACTTCATCCGGGTGATTGCGGTATCCATGCTTCAACGCCAGCCAGAGATAACGTGCGTAAAAGCGTACGACACCACGTTCCTGTATCTGATAGCAGTGCTGTAGCTCATGCCGGAACAAGATTTTGTTCTGCGTTTCGGTTGTACAGGGGCGTACAAAGACAAAAGGCCACAATACGATTCCGTAGTAGCCGATAGGAAACCAGTTATTCCTTACAACCCAGAACTTCATTCAGCCGGTGCCGGTTGTTGTTGCATCTGTGCCTGTGCGCCAGCTTGGATGATCTGCTGTTTCTCAATGTCAGATCGCACTAGCTCCGACGGCATTCCCGTCTTCTGCGCCGCCCATGTACCGAAGTCTTCGGTCTTGTAAGCCATAAGCACTTGCTCGGGGCCAGACGTACCCAATACGAACTGTACAGCCTGTTGAACAGCTAACAGATCCTCACCATCCTGCGCTCGTGCCAATGGAGACGTGAACTTGATCTGCACATCACGCCCATCTAGCTCGATAGGGACGATCAAGCCGCGTCGAGTCAATATAGCGACGACACGCTTGAGTATTGGTATGAGTACCTCGGTCTGAAGTCGCCCAAAGGCCGACCCGATCCGTTTTGCAAGCTCTCGGGATTCAATAGCAACTTCAGTGGCGCTACGAACAGGACCAGCAGGATCACGCAAGTCGTTGAACAGTGCCAACTTGATAGCGTTCTGAAGCTCCACGATTTCGAATTGCGCGAGAGCAAGGTTCGATCCTGTATCGAGACGTTGAATAGAAGGGTTGTTGGTGTTGTTTGATCCGACTGGAATCACGACACCCGGTGCGATAACCATATTGTAAGGGTTAGTAACGCCGTCGTCAGTAGCCGTGTACATTCCTGCCAAATCTATCGCGGCTTTTTGCAATACAAACTCTTTCGCCTTGTTCAATGAACGCACATCAGGCAACGCTTGCATCGCTGGACCGCGACCACGGACCTCACCAGCCACCTTTGTGTAGCGACCAGTAACCCATGGGCTAGATGCACCAAACTCTTCAGTCCATGAGAACCGCTCTTCGCCGTCTACCCATAGGCATCCGTAGTAGTTCTTGGTCTTGGGGTCGAATATGACGCCCTCAGACACCTTCACTTCGGAGTTAGGGCTGTTCTCAATGATGTTTGAGACCTTCTGCGATGGGCTAAACCCGCGCCACATACGCTCTAGCAACCGAGCCTTAACCTCAAACCGTCGCCAGTGCGTCTCAACGCCACCATACGGACCTTCTTCAAACGCAATGCCTTTCTGTGGGATTGTGCTGAAGCAAATAGGGTTGGTCTCGTCGTCCGTTTCCTCAATCTTCATGGTGGCTGTGCCTACCAATAGATCAAGCGCCGCCTCATAGAACTGCGTGTGGAAGTTAGAACGGTTGATGTAGTCGAATACTAGCTCGCATTGATCGTCTAGGTTCGCCCGGATGTCCTCTTCGGACACATCGAACTGGCCTGTCTCGACAAGGCGGACTATTTCATCGGTAGGCTGGAAGGTAGCCCAGCGCGACATGATCGGAGCAATGTTCTCTTGTAGCTTGCTCGCACCCTGTTGGATAGCAGTCAACGCAGTCGAGTCGAAGATGCGATCCATCTTCTTCTGACCCTTGTCTTCACGCTCAAACAAGTTGCGTTGAGGTAGGAAATATTCATACACATCCTGCAACTGGTCATGCCACATTGCCTGAGTGTTGAACGCCTTTTGCTCTCGTTCCTTGATGTCTTGGATCGAGCCTAGATGCGGGGGCAAGCTCATAGCTTTTACCTATGGAAGTTGAGGCATAGTGCCGGGATAGGTGCCGGGACGACCACCGCCACGACGAGGTGATGATGGCGATACTCCACCGCCTCCGCCAAGCATGGTGCGAGCTGGAGCGGCACGACCGCCACCAGTTGCCGCCGCTTGACGACTACGAGGTACGCCGCCCAACAGTGACTTGGTTCCTAGCTTACCGCGAGCCATTGCACGGAAGCGCTCTTCCTGCTCCGCGATCTCTTCATCTAATGCCGCCGCTTGACGACGCTCTACAGCGATTTGCTGTGCTGTGGGCTTAGGTGCTTTCGGTGATTTCATGTTTCAAATACCTATACAGTTGGTAGGGAGTCAAGATAAACGGGTTGTTGATCCCCAACACTTGCTTCGTATATCCAACGCAGGTGTTCAACATGAACAGCCAACGTCGGGGTTTTCTAATTACAGCCTTAACGATGATATCATTTTCGACAACATCGGTCACATCATCCGTTGTGTATATCTCAACGCCCTTTGCTGTCTTGCCAAACACAATCCACTTGCCATTCTCGGGCTTGATTACGTAACAGTGCCGGATAGTCGGATGGAGCATCGGACTCCACCAATGATGGTCGTCATCGGTAAACACGACATAGCAATCAGAAGACACTAAACGACATCTCCGCCTTACGTATTGGACGCCTCACTTGACCGCTAGACAATGCCTGTCGGCCTTCACCTTCGCCCTGCAATGCGTACTCCAATGCCTCGACCGGGTGACTGTATTCGTTCTTGTCTGGCTCATCGGTGTACTTCTCGCCCGACACCTGAATGCGTCGATAGCAGAACCCGCCTTGTAATCCCTTGCGAATCATCTTTGCCTTGGGGCTGATTAGGAATCGTGGCTTGCCATCCATGCACAACTCTTTCATCGGTAGTTCAAGCGCCGCACGTCGTAAAGCAGGGTCGTTGGACAGCGTTGGCGTGCAGGGTATACCAGCCGCTCGCATGATCTTGAATGGTGTGTCGGCATTCGCTTGGTTCTTGTTGTCGCCCGAGGGATCGCCCCAGCCACGGAACCTGATGTGAGGATAGTTAGCGTCTATGTATCGCTTTAGGCTTGGCGCAAAGTCTACAGCTCCGCTGTCGGTTAGGCAGAATTCGTCGAAGCAAATCCAGCGACCGAGCGAATCACGTTGTAGAAACGCACAAGCTGGTGTCCGACCGAAATCAAAACCCAATACGACAGGTGTATCGTTATTAGGAATGTAAAGATCAGGCAAGCAGTGAATAGAGTCAGTGTATAGAGGATGTACCGGCTTACCGCTTGAGACGAAGCCATACTCGTTAGCCAGATTGACCTTAATCCAGTCATCGCTTTTGCCCTGTAGCCCTCGCCGGTAGTAGTCCTCTGGAAGGTTGTGGAGGTTCTCGGCTTTGGTATTGAGATACCAACCATCTCCCTCCCGATAGACGCCACCCGGTTGTCGATGAAACTTCCAATCTTCCGGCCTTTCCTCTTCAGCCAATCGGTAATACCAGTGATCTTCGTCTGGGGCATTTGAATCTCCTATCATTCCGTAGTGTGTAGGGCGAACGCCTTCCTTCATCGACGGGTATCGACCACATCTAAGGTCGAGCATGTCCACAACGCTCTTGGAATGCTCCTTGGCCTCGTTTAGCCATACCCATGTAGTCTGGATACCTCGTGCCTTCTTGACGTGATCAGGGCGATCAAAGGCGATGAAGATGACTTCACTGCGTACGGTCGTGCCATCCTCTAACTTGAACTGGATCTTATGCGTGGGCGGTTCCTTGTTGCCCTGCTTGAACTCCCCCAGCTCCCCATGCACCTCTAACCAGTCTTTAATGGTCGTGGAGAATAGTTCGCTGTAAGTATTACGTGCCGCAATGATCCGACTGAGCCGAACACCGTAGTTAGGATGCGTCTCCCGAGTGACTGGTGCTTGTTCGCACATCAGCTCTAGCATTTTAAGGATTACTTGGACTGTCTTGCCGGAGCCTAGTGGCCCCATGATGAAAGAGTTGCGCGCCCTACAATCGGCGAACTCTTCGAGAACTTTACCGGGTGGCTTGGTTATATATTCAATCTTCGCCATCGAAGCGCTTACGCTGAACCTGAATGACTAAATCACCACCTTCTGGGCCGGTTAGCTCGGTCGATTTGAGATCTGGCAGGAACTTTGATGTCAGCTTTAGATTCAGCTCTGCCGCTGTACGCATACGTTGAATGTCCAGAGCGTCATATTCTTCCTCTGGCTCCCTCAATTTGTTAGCGATCTCAATGACTTGCTCTATTAGCTTTTGCTTAGAAAGGAAGTCTCTCAACCCCTCTTGTCGCATCTGTCTATTGAGCTGTGCCTTTGTCTTTGCCACCGAATATCCTATCCCAGTTATCAGCGTATGCCTTCCGGGTTTCTGCTGTTGATTTACGCGCTCTTGATCCTTTCCCGCCATTCCACTCTGGAAAGTGTCTGTCCCGCGTTTCCTTGTCTAGTTTACCACGTTGATCAGGCATCATTTACCTCAGTTGGATAGGGTCCCCAAAACGACTTCCCGTAACGCTCATACGCCCGAATGTATCGGCGAATAGTTGTTGGGCTTACATCAAAGATAGTGGCTAGGCTGTCGAACGTAACGCCATTGTGATTCAGCTTTGATGCTTCTTGTACATCCTTATAGGTCAGCTTCACAATCTACACCTCGAAAGTTTGGATGCCCGTTATCACCATTGGAGTCGATCCACATGGCGACGTTCTCACAGTAAAACTCGTATTGGCTGATCTCTTCTTCCATGTCGGCATTACCTACGATGCCCAGCACAGTGATAAATAAGATAACCGCGCCAATTACTAAGCCCGGATTCTTGTTAAACATTTCTTGCTCGTACATGACCCATTCCCTTTTTTGAGGGGCAAGAAGCCCCGCGACCTTTTCGGCCTGTTATGTCCCCATGCCTAGTGACTGGGGTAATGTTTCGCCATCTCTAACGCTCGTGCATTCTCTAGCTTGTTGATAGCACATAGATCGAGATACTCGGACTCCGTGAGTCCTTTCAAACGCCCGATGAGTACACATACCTGATCGAGGTTCTCAATGTGCTTATAGCCGTTACGAGTGCAGAACATGGCTCGCTTCACTGTAGTACACATTCGATTAGTATAACACAATTTGTCTGCTTGCAACTATTTTTGTGTTTTGTCACGGACATACATGGGGTCTTTGTGTCCGCTCATTAAATTAATTTTAAAAAACAAACAAAAAGTGTTTGACTTTTGATTTTAGGTATGCAATCATCTGTTCATCGGCTGGGGACACAGCCATTAACCAAGGGAGAAGTAACATGCAAAACAATCAAGTAATCTACAAAGCAAGCAAACTCTGGATCAAGGCAGAGGTAGTAAAAAAAGTAGAGGGTGGTTACATCTTAAACTGCGGAAGCACCAAAGGGTTCTTCGTAGAAGATGAACGGGTTAAGAAGGTGGCCGCGTAAGCGGCCTTTACCAAGGGAGAAAGGAAATGAAAAAATTAGATCCAGTAGTCATCCACAAGATCGCTTCAGATACACAGGCGAATGACCACACCAACGCCCTGACTCGATTGGCGGCGGCTTTAGAAGAAAACTTTTTGGTTGATCGTCTTCTTGATATTGACGGCAAGCACTATACCGCTGGCGAGATGACTCAAGCCCTTCGGCAAGAGCGACAAAGCTACAGAAGCTGGCTCATGGCTCAAGCGCGAGTAGCTTACGAAAACTTTGACGAGATCCAAGCCGCGTTTTAAGCGGCCTTTACTATTATGACAAGAGCAATTAATGACGACTACCTAATGACTCACCAAGAGATTGCCGATGAGCTAGGTATCACCCGGACTAGGGTGGCTCAGTTAGAAAAGAGCGCCCTGACTAAGCTCCGGGATCGTTTCATCCTTCGGCAGTATTATCTGGACTACGTTAGTTCCAGCTCTGAATCTCGTAATCAGGATCAAGTTCCTTACGCCTAACCTCATCGCGGTAATGCGCCGCGATATCCTTCCTCAATAGTTTATTAGTCTTGTATATCTCGTTACTGACTAGCCGCAAATGATCCATGTGATCATCGCCAAACATCTCGCGCAACCAATCATGGAACGCTATCGGCTGTTCAGTGAACCATCGGTGACAGTAGTGGCAGAGGCTTACTGCATTACCCGGACCCGGCCCCATACTCCAGCGCAATCGCTTATTACGTCGGCCAAAAATATGAGCGCACTCAAGCCTATCTTGTTTGTGGCAGTGCATACACTTCCCATCGCGTAGCCTTACCGCCTTGCTAAACCAAATGTCCGCTTGATCTCTCTTGACTGCCATCATCGGCCCTCGTGTATTGACGCTCTCGGAGTATAGCCTTCTCGCTGTTCCCGCAGTCACATGACCAGCCTTCCAGCTTGTGAGGGTATTCGCTCTTAAACTGGGGGACCATGGTTTTAAAGCACTCAGTGCAAGCCATCTGGGGTAAATACGACCTCATACTCCGGCTCTCCATCGTCTATCAATGCTGATACCCATATCTCTGCGAAGTCATCCAAACTTAAATCGACTGTGATTCCGTTAGCCGCCCAACCTAGTATGTAGACATCGCACTCTTTTGGATTCTTGCCACTAGTTGCGCCGCCGATGTCCTGTGTCTTGATCAGTGCTTGACCGCCACCGGGTAACGGACAGCTAATGATTGGGATCATGCTTTTGGCCTCACAGTTATACGGGCAACTTCACCATCAGTTGAGTCATAGGTTATCACCTTAGCGCCACGCTGTGACATAAGCCCTAGACGGGTCGCATACGAGTCCCTTGAGGCTAGGGTAGGGTGTTGTTCTGTAATCGCCCCAGCGTCCTCTAAAACCCTCTCAGAGTGATAATGGCCCGAGTGTATATAAGCTACCTTAGACCTTCCCCAGTCCTGCCTAAAACGCGGCTCGCTTGAAAATACCTTGGGCAAGCTACCCATCTTAGCTTTGTGACCATGATGGAAGCAGAGCATGATCTCGCCGTGCCTGTATGCGTAGTAAGGGAAGTCGTTATCAATGACCTCAAGCCTTGGCTCGTTTGCGTATAGCTTCCTAATGAACTTGCGTAGCCATATAGAGCCAGCAATATCATGGTTACCCTCAGCGCAAACAAAGACAACCTTTTCGTACTTCTCCAGCATCATGCGGACGGCCTCGTTCATAACCGTCATAGCTATGTCTACGATGCGCGAGTATCTTGAATCGCCCTCAAGCAAATTTTTGCCGCTCGGAGTGAGCTGGTCCAGTCCGTCCCAGTGCAAAAAGTCACCGAGATTGCAAAGCAATCCGATCTTGCTTTTGGGCGTACTGTCGATCATTTCTTTAATGCTTGATAGGAATAAATCACGAGCCATGTTGGTGTCATAGTCCTCGCTTGTCTCCTGACCCCAACAGTAGCTACCAAGGTGGAAATCCGTGATTACCAGCAAGCTCAAAAAGTCATCCTGCACTGCCTTCGGTTTCTTGATCGGCTTCCAAGGTGTTATTCCTTCACAAGCCAACTCGATCCGCTCAATCATCATTTGGAACTGAGCTTCTTTGTCAGCGACAGATTTCACCCACTGCCCAATAGGGTTCCCGTCCTGATTGTAGTAGGTTGACACACCACGGATTTTGAAGGTCTCCGGGACAGTGCGAGTCATGTCATGCTCGGGTGAATAGCCTTGGGCGGCGGCTTTATTTTTTACGCCTTTAATACAATCTCTAACACTAAGACGGCCAATACCTACCTGCTGGCCGATCTTCGTATAACCCAAGCCCTGCTCGTGAAGCTCCACGATTTGTCGTTGTCTGTCGGTAGTACAATACTCAAGTAATGACATCATCTCCCCCCGGATAGACGTTAGTTGCGCCTCCCGAATGGCACGTTGATCGAGTATTTTTCGACAAGTAGTCTACTCAAGACCTCATAAATTTCGTTGACCTCCACGGGATTAATCTTTCTGGTGGACTCAACGCCTGTTACAGCCTTTTGAATTGGTCGCCACATATAGTCCTTAATCAGGTACATAGTGGGGTCAATGGGTACGCCTTCTTTAATGACGGTCTTCATGTCCATACCATGAGCCGCCATAACACTGGCGACTTCTCTACAGTAAGCGTGAATAGCGTCGTTCTGCTTTCCGGTACGAGTGACAGGGATAATCTCGTAGATGTTCCCCTTGTCTTGGTTAGCCCGAATGTATTCACAAAACTGATCGGCTTGGAATTTGTTGTTGACGAACCATCGTTCGCTCACGAGCTGTACCTCTTCTCCATAAATTTACGCCAAAGCCATTCGATGGGGTGTAAATCAGGGATGTCCACAACTTCACGTTCACCATAGCCAAAGTCTTTTCTGTACGCCTTCCACTCAAACTCTTTACGGCTCATGCACCCATTAATCTTCAACACGTCCTCGTCATCAGTAGCACCAACAAGAACCGCCACATCCGACTGAAACTTTTTCATACTGTCAAAAACCAAAGGCCCATCAATTCGGTTGGTCACCTTCACGTCTATCGACACATCACCAAACCACAAATCAACGCCGCCATCCGTTAAGACATTCACGACAGGTGGGTCAAGACAAAGCACTCGAGCAACAGCAAACTCAGCCTTAAATCCTAAAATATTAGCGTCAGTCCTTGATTGCTTTTCGTTTTCTAGCCGAGGTGGGAAGCCCTGCATTTCACAGAGCTTTACGGTATCAGCACCCATTAGTTTAGAGTCATGCAAGTCTCGCTTGCTTAGCCTAACTAACATGAGTCACCCGCTCGCCTTCAAAGGTGACGTACTGCCCATACTTCTGGAGGCAGTAGGCTCGGAACTTTTCTGAGTTGAGGTAATCATGGGTGCAATCGTCTTCAAAGGTCCAAGACTTCAAGCCGATTTTACCAGAAGTTGTCTGCATTTTCTCGGCAAATGGAGACACCCCTCGCTCTTGCTGGGATGCTCGACTCAACCACGACTGTGCAAAGCGCTTACCATCCTTCTTACGTTTCTTTGGATTAGCGTCACACCATGCCGCCATTGCACTCAGCTCGGCAAAGATATCTACCTTCGGAAAAGCATTCTGCCAAAAGATGATTTGCTCATCGTCGGGTTCGTAGTAAGTACCGTCATTAAGAATGATCATCGAAGATACCCCTTGTCTTTGTAAAAAAACTTATCCATAAAAGCATGGATAGTGCGATCTGGAGGGAACACGCCGGGGAACTTACGCCCATCGTCTAGCATCTCAAAAACCCTGTAAAAACTACCCTCGTATCTTTGTTCTAGCCTCTCCGCCGCATCCTGCGCCATCTCAAGCTCTAAGAACATTCCATCCATCATGCCTGTTCGCATATCGACTATTAAATACTTATTCATAATCCACACTTCCCTTTTAATGCCGGAGCAAGCTCCGACAAATCAGTTAATTAGTAATGACGAGCTTTGATTACTGTATCGAATCTTGACATCTATCCGCTTGACCAGCTCTCGGCCTGCGGGGCGCATCATGGAGAGGGTCAACTCCGTCTCCGACGTTCTTAGGTTCGTCGGCCTAACGCCCAGTAATCTCTGACAAAAAAGTAGATGAGGGAGGATACGAATGGGTATTGTAGTGTATAATCCATTCATCTTCTTCGTTGACCCCTTGAAGATATCACGTAGTCCCTCCCTTGGACAAGTGACATGGCCCCAGTGATGGGGCCTTTTTTTTGCCTATCTGTATGGCAGTTCAAGAAACGACTCAAAGTCCATCTTAAAGTAATCAGCTAACCTGACTATCTTCGTTAGGGTTGAGTCCTCGCTGTTGCGCCACCGTTGCACTGTCATCTCTGACACGTCGAAGTCTTTCGCCATCTGGCGGTTAGACACACTGCATTGCTTCTGCGCGGCGCGAATAGATTGCCCGATGTCAAAATGGAATGTCATCGAACTGCTCGGTTGGGGTTGCGACGGCTTGTCTGGCTTGCTGAACGCCATCCGCATGAACTTTTGCCGGGTCTGGCTCCCATGTGTCGAGCTTGGCATAAATCTTATCTCCGCTTTTTGCTTTAAGAACTTGAAGGTTCACCCAGTCGCCCGACTGAGCGTTTAAGAAGGGAATCATTTCCGACTTCTTGATTGACAGATTACACACCACAAAATCTGGTGCGTTCTCTTTACGCTTGCAGATCAATCCATCCGCGAACACTGTTTCCTTACTCATGCTGTCTCTCCCAAGATTAGCTTACGTGCTTCGTTAAACTCATTTGATTTGAGATCACTACGCTCGGCAGTTGTGAAGATGCCGCCCTTACTAGGTGCAACCCACAATGCTTTCTTGTCGTCGTTACTGATCTCGCCCCATGCTTCTGCTACAGCCTCCCATGCCTTCAATGCGAGGTGTTCTTTGATGAAGTACACAGACGCATAGTTGCGCTGTAGTGCTTCGTTGTGAGCCATGATTGGCCCGGTGTCTTGTTGCTGTTGGATAGCGTTGGCAACCTCATCGGCAGACGCATACTCAGTACCGCCAAAGCCTAGAGCTGATAGACAGCGACCAATAGCCGAGGTCTCTGCGTTCTCTAGCGCACTGGTTGCATTGATCTTGCTGGCGGCACGTACCTCTTCTGAGTAGCCAGTAGCCAACAGACGACCATCGTTATCCAAGATGCTGGCCTTCATAATGACCAGTACATCATTGGCCTCGACCAGATCAGTCGAGATTGTATAATCGGGATGAGCCGCCCTAAACTCTGCGACCCGAAGTGCCACGGTCTTATATTCTTTACCGTGGATTTTTACGACACCATTCATGCTACTTCTCCTGCGACACTCGCCGCGTCCATCATTTGAATTAATTCATAACCACGGGCAAACCCTGCCTCGTAGTCCTGATCGGGTATATGGCGCTTGCCCCAATCATGGGCCATGCCATCTTCGAAACCACACCTGTACGCCCGGACCTTGGGGTCCATGTGCTGGCGTAATCCCTTGCTCAACACTTCTTCGGTATCAAAAGTCACTGTCACGTACCCCCAGATCAAGTGCCGTCTCAGGCTTGATATCCATTTCATAAGCGTACTTTGACTGCTCATCCGAAATGGCCTCAATGGTCATCGGCTTGGCGTAGTTCCAAAGCATTGTGCGGAGTTTGTTAACGACATCAGCAGGGTCCATCTGGTCGTTGAAAATCATGTCAACAAATTCCAGTTCAGATCCGGTTTGGTGTGCGGCGGTAGGTGCAAGCTCGGATGAGTCGCGTTCGACTTGACGCATTAAGTCACGGCGAATGTCCATGTCCTCAATGTAGTCAACATTCTCTTCCCAGCTAGGGAAGTTAGTAGCGATTTCGTAGAAATCAAATTCTGACATTTTGCTTCTCCCTTGGTTAGTTCCACATGGAACACCAAACACTTTACGTTATGTTTTAGGAGAATGCAAACAGTTTATGTTTATGAATAAGTCCACATGACCGGAGTGGTCTTTCGATTGTCAACGTGTACGAAGGTTCTAGCAACACCGATAGAGAACCCCATATTGATTGCCTCATGCACGATGTTCATACGCTCAAAGCCGTTAGACACAGCGATGTCAGCCGCGAGACCTTGGCAATGATAGCCTGTACCGGGTTCGGCTTTACGCGCTTCAGAAGGGTGGGTTGCATCCCTGTAGCCAGAAGTAATGCGAAACGGGAATCCTACCTTTTCACGCAACTCATCGAGCTTTACTAGAAACTCATGGTCCATCTCGTTGCGATTCGTGTGGGTACAGTTGAACTCTTCGAGTCTGAAAAACTTGTAGGTCATTGCTTTGCGACGTTCTTAGTTTTTTCTACGGTACGCATACCACCAAGCCCCAGCATCCCTAACAGGACAGGCATCATCTCGCTAACGTCCAGTGACGGGACAAGCAAGGGGTTCTCAGTTATAGAAAGAAACAAGTTAGTAAGAGGAATAACAAGAAAGTTGACGCCAAAACCGAGAACACATACCCAACCGGTGGCCGGACGCCAGCCGCCGATAAATACGCTACCGCTTTGGCTTTCAGCTCTGTTAACTTCGATTTGAGATTTTGCAATTTCATGTGCTTGCCTCTCAGCTAGGGTTGCGATCTCGTGGGCTAACTTAGCCTTCTGATCTTTGTCTTCTACAAACTTATCGAGTAGCCCAGTAACAGGACCTATGAGGTGTTCAATCATCGGATGAACTCTATGACGCCGATGACTAACGGGATGACGGTCATAATAACTATGAGCTGGCGGTTCATTGCGGCATCTAGCTTATCAAAGCGAACGTTATGTTCATCAAGCTGGCGCTGGATGTTCTCGTATCTGATCAGGCACTCTTTCTCGTGCGCCTCTAGTTTAATCAGTGCTTCCTGTGCCACATCCATCTCATTTACCGCCCTTATCAACAATTAACCAAATCAAAAATACAATGGGTATGACTCCGATTATACCAAGAATTCCTGCCAGTATTTTTTCTTTCAGTCTCTTTTGGTTGTAGATCGTCAGCTCACGTTCCCGGCTGATAGTCTTTTGTAGCTGTCTGAACTCCTCTAGACCATCATCGCCATAGGTATACTTGATTAGCAAAACGATCTCGCGCCTTTGCGCTCTTAGCTTTTGCTGTCTGGCAAAGCGTTCTAAGGCTTCAGCCTGTACACTCTTAGCAAATACCACCTTGCGGAAGGGCGACGGATCTTTCTTGTCGCACTCCATCGCGTCACTGTAATGCCCCCACCAAACGCCGATTTGAGATAGCGTGTCTTCAGCGGATCTACCGGCTTCGACCATGCCTCTAACCATGGCGTAGGCTTTGGCACATCCAGCGGCGGCAGTGACCGGATCAATCATTACTTCCTTGCAGTCTTAGCCGCATCCTTAAACGCTTTAGCAGTTGGCGCGCCCTTAGCACCGGGCTTACGCATACGCTCACCAGAGCCAGACGCAATACGCTCTCGCTTCTTTTGTATGTTGTAGTACAAACCTTTCTTTGGCTTTCTCATTACCATTTCACCTTGTTTGCCCAGTAAGCCGCAGACATCTTGCCTTTGGCTATGTTCTTAGCATGACGCGCCTTGAATGACTTCCTACGCTTACGTGCCGATTCTGATTCTCCACCTCTTGCCGGGGAGCCAGATACACCTTGTTGCCCAAAGCGTATAGTCTCAACCCGGTCACCCTCTTTCGCTACAACGACGTGCGATTTCTTTGGGTGCTTAGGGGTACGCTTGGGCTTGTTGTAGCCCGATACACCTATCCTGTCTAACAGGGATTGGCTCATAGCCAAACTCTCATAGGTTGCTCAGGTGTTACACCGTGTGACTCATCCAGTGCCTCTACAGTCTCACGCTGTGCGTCACCTACCAAGCGGATGTTTACATGCCAGCCTGCCATCGCTTGCATCTCAGGGTACTCGTTGCCTTCCTCGTCAGTCAGCATAGTGCCTGTTGGCTCGTGCAGTGTGCCTACCACGTCTATAGCGTAGTCGTGTGAATGAGTGACAAGGTACGCGTCACCGTCTGCTACCTGAGTTTCTACACCCTCGTCGTCTATCTGAGTCACGTAGTCCTGTCGGTAGAACGCTGAGAGTACAGTCGGCATATCTGACTCAGCCGATAGTCGTAGGTAGAAGTCACGCTTTGGTGCTTCAATGATTACTTCTTCTGTCATGATGTTAGATCCTGTAGTTGTGCGTCACTAAGTCTTCGCGGGTAGTACTTGATGGACTTGATGTGGCCGTTGGCGTATCTCGAAGTGTGGTCAACGCCTATTTTTAGCGTTTGAATTGCTGTTGGTAATGCACTGGAAGTGTCCTCAGTGCCTAAAGATCCGTTAGCGGATGAGTTTGTACTGGTTGGGCTAAATGCAAGAGCTGTAATGGCGACTTCACCAGCATCAAAAATATTCGCGTTATGACCATCGGTATAGTATTTTGCAGTATCTACACCGCCCGTTCTTATAGATTGCCATCCATCGTTAACTAAAACACCTAAATCGATTCTATTATTAGTGTCTTCTACAAGCTGAACGAAGGCGTTGTATTGCGATGTTTGAGGGCTGATTATTGAAGACGTAACTACAACAGTCCCAGCACTCTGGTTATACCCAAAGTCAGCCACGGGGATAGACGCTACATCGGCAGAGCGTGTTGTCGTACTACCAGAATTACTCTTGATGTAACTTGTGGGGAACGAGCCTTCCTCGACTTGAGCGCCCCAAATGTAGATACCGCTAGTGCCGTCTCCAGCAAAAGAAACACAATCAAAGCTGTTTATTGAAGTTCCGTCGCTAATTCCAACAGTAAAATTTACCGACCCGCCATCAGATGACGTAATTACGGAAAGTCTCCACCAGCCATTACCAGCGTCTTGTACACGGTAGTCAGAAGTTGTCGGTGTACCTCTGGTGGAAGTATCAAAAACACTGCCGTCATCTAAATCAATAAATACAGAATATCCCGTACTTGGACTCGAATCTAAAAGCCTAATGCCGCCGTATTTATATTCTGCTTTTTTTAAGTAAACAGAACCTACTACATTCGTTGCTCCAGAAACAGTAGCGTCTTCTTGAATAATTTGTGTTCCTGTCCCTGAGGTAGCGAAAAGTTTCCAAACGCTATCTGACATGCTTGGAGACTCTGTTAAGCCTGAAGTGAGAGACGTGTCGCCTTTTTGTCCGTTAGCCCAACGACCTGATTGAACAGTAAAGTCCTCAGAGTAAGTCAGCAGATTAGTCCTAGCTTCCTCCACCAGCAAACCCAGCCTGTTACCGTCTGCATCGTACTCTACACGGGGGACATTCTCTGGATGCTCGAACAGCGTTAGGGTACCGTCTGATTCGTCGAAGATGACTTCTTTGACGCTGATGTTGTCTGCTTTTCCTGTCACGCCGTTTGCTGTCGCCGTACCTATTGTTAGGTAGGTTGTTGAGGATGTTGCGACAAACTGAAAGCGAAGCGCAGTCCCTATGCCAAAATCATTTAGGTTGTTATAAGAGGATGAGCCTGACGTTCCTGTGCCAGCTCTTACATATAACGCCGCACTAGAAACATCTAACGTAATAACGTAAATGCCACCAACATTTGTTGAGAGCGCCTGATATACCTTTGCATTATTGCTTCCGTCTACCCTTGGAATTGAAAGCTCCTCTAAAGAAACAGAAGCCGAAGAAGAGCCTATGCTTGCATCTGTCCAGCCAGTAAGATCACCGCTAGAAAAATCCCCATTAGTAACAAGCTCAGTCCCATAGCTAACAGGGCGCAATGCAGTCGCACGTCCGCCACCACTAGCCCTAACAAATGAGATTAAATCTTCGTAGTTACTGTTAACTTTCGTACCCATTAGTGCCTCCAGTCGCTTTCTAAGCTGTCCACACCAAGAAGCTCACAGCACTTAACTAAATCATCTGCTGTAAACCGTCTAAATTCAGTGGCACCATTAAAGTCTGCATCATGCAATGC